AACAACATACCCGGCATCTATTACACGATATTCAGCCCAATAGCCCAAACTGGAGAGGGCGGCGAAGACATTCACGCGAAGCACGAACTACTCGACTACGTTCATTGTCGCTACCCGTTCGTAGAATATCGCAGGGAAAAACTCAAACGCCGCATCACAGAAAGCCGTGGAGTGCCAGAAATCTGCCGGACTTGGCAGGATGAAATCAAGACTCAACGAGATTCGATATACGACTCGACGAGTTTCGAGACGCTCCCACCTATCATGGTAAACAAGCGGCTTGGGTTGGCGAACAAAGTTGGCCCGGCGGTGCAGTTGCCGGTAATGAAGGCTGGAGACTACGAGTTTATGCGACCCCCGGCGCGGCAACCCACGACTGCGTTTAATTTGATTGAGACCGTGGAGCGACAAGCGGATGCCTATTTTGGCCGCGCCAACGCCGGAGTGCCTACGGTACAGACGCAACTCAAGCAGCAGCGACTTGTTAACAACTGGTTAATAGTGTGGACAGAGGCGTATCAGCAGATGTTCCAGTTAAGCTTGCAGTATCTAGAGCCAGAAGAAATCCAGCGCATTACCGGAACAGAAGTTGTTCCAGAGTCGGACATGTACCAGTTTGACTTCGTACTGAAATACGATGTGCGAGAACTGGACACCGAGTATGTGGCGAGCAAACTCTCAAACATAGCACAGTATGTTGTGCCACAGGACGTATCTGGAGTGTTGGATCGGAACAAGTTGATCGGCATGATTACGAGGGCAATCAGTCCCGACATTGCGGAGGAACTCATCATCGACCAAGCCCCGGCCTCGAAAAAGATGTATGAGGACGTTAAGGGTCAGATTGGTCAGATGATGTTGGGCAACGAGGCTAGTTACACGGAGAACGACCCCGCCGCCCAAACCAAGATGCAATACGCGCAAGAAATTGTTGGGCGCAACCCGAAGGCGCAGCAGGCGTTGCAAGGCGACGAACTGTTTATGCAGTTGTTTGAGAACTACACAAAGAATCTGCAAATGTCATTGATGCAACAACAGAACGCTCAAATAGGGCGAATAGGAGTGAGTCAAGTAACATGATGCAAAATCTGTCAGCGTTCCAGTGGCAGGGGGAGAACCCGCTTTGGAATATCCTGCTGGAAAATCTGGACGCCGCCATTGATGTGGAGATGGTGACGGCCGTTAGCGCGGACACGGTTGGTGAGGCGAGAGTTCATCAAGCGGGTCGCGCCGATGCGCTGCTGGATTTCAAAAACCATTTGGTTGAGTTGAGGGAGAGCGCAATCTCGAAGCTCAACTGATATGTCGGTATAACGCATAGTCCATGTTAGTAGTGGCCGCTCATCCTGTAATGGGGTGGGCGGCTTTTTCTTTTCTTAAAAGCATTTTCAAAAATGCACCCAAACCCTCCCGAACCTACCCAAACCGACCCTCCGACCTAACTATTTTTTGCACCTTCACTCTTATAGGCGTTTAACAAGTGCGGGTTTCTGCAAACCACAAAAATGCTGTCAGCCAAACTTGCGGGCTATAAAGAAGCATGAGCGATAAGGGAATCGAAGCCGTGAGTGACGCGGCACAAACGGAAGTCACAACGAATATCGGCGAACTATTGGACGCTGACGGATTAGCAACCCAACTGGAAATGCTGTTGGAACGCGCACCGGAAGAAGCACCGGCCTTGGAAGACGAGGAAAAAGCTAAAGGCGAACAGCCTCCCGATGAAGGTGAGTCGAGTGACCCACTAGAGGATGAGGCTAAAGCTGAAGAAGAAGCTCTTTCTCAGACTGAAGAAGAAACTGCGGAAGCTGAACCGGCTTTAGATACCGATGAGCCATCCGAAAAGGACAAAGCCAACAAGGGTTTGTTCAAGCGGATCGACAAACTCACGGCAAAAAGGCGCGAGGCAGAAGGCAGGGTTGACGGATTGGAAGCCGAGATTCGGACTTTACGCACTGAATTGGACGCCAAGGAGGAACTTCCATCGTTGCCGCCCGTTGATGGGAACCCATATAGCCGTTTGAAATCGACTCAAGAAGTTGATCGAGAAATGGATCAAGCCGAAGAGGTGCTTGAATGGTGTGAGGATAATACGGATGGCGCGTTGGTTAAAAACTCAAAAGGCGACGAAGTCGAATATAGTGCCGAGGAAATTCGGGGAATTAAAAAGAATGCCCGCAAATCCATTAAAAAGCACTTACCGAACCGGCTAGAATACTTGAAGGAAGAAGCTGCGGTAGCGCAGCAAGTAGATCAAGTGTTCCCATACTGGAAGGACAGGAGTTCCGAGGGCTATCAAGAAGCTATGGAAATCCTTCGTAACAGGCCAGACATTCGCAATCACCCGACATGGAAAGCAGACGTTAGCGTGTTTCAGCTAGGGTTACAGGCTTATCGGGAGATGGTGAACAACCCTACTCAAAAGGCAGCGGCGAAGAAGGCGGTTAAGAAAGCCCCCGGACAACCCGCTGCCCCGGCTGCGGCCCCGGCCACAACTGGCGCATCTAAAGCCCGTTCAGTTTCTGCGAGAAAAAACTTCGGTTCTGAAAATTCAGTGGATTCTTTAGCGACAGTATTAGAATCGGACTACATATAGTCCAAAATAGAGAAATATTATATTATGGCACTTCTTTTAGAAAAAGGATACAACGTCGCTCAATCGGGTGGCCGAGAAGACTTATCCAACCTTATCGCAAATGTAGACAGTCGCAGCACACCTTTTACGTCGATGGCGAAAAAAGGCAAGAAGCCCGGCAACGCATTGATGAGTTGGCAGATGGATGCAATGGAAACTCCGAAGGTTACGGGTTTCGTTGATGGTACAGACGTTGACATGACACAGGCCAGCACGACGGAAACGGAGGCTAATCCTGTTTTTGTGAACCCGGCTGCAAATCGTGTTCTTGCATCGAATTACGTTCAGATGTTTAGGCGCACATTCCGCATTTCTAGTTTGGCAAACGAGATTCAAGAAGTCGCGGGTGTCAAATCGGAACTCGCAAACGGCATTGCAAAATCGCTTGTGGAATTAAAGCGCGACATGGAACTCACGTTCTTAAACGACGGAGACGCACAAGTTGACGCTGGAGGCACAACTCCATATTTAACTAAAGCACTGGGTTCGTTTTTGGATGCTACTGGAGAAACTGGATCAACTTGCGCTGCACCAGTGAACTCAAACTTCTACACCACGGCAATCGAAAGCACGGCAACAACCGCCAACCTTACGGAAGGTCAGGTTCAAGATGTGTTGAGGAAGTTGTTTGAGAACACTGGAACAATTCGTGATTACGATTTGCTTCTTGGAACTACCTTGAAGCGAGCATTCACGAACTTCACGCAGAGCGTCACTTCTACTGCGGCTACGGAGGCGAGTGCTGACATAACGGCAAGCCCAATCAAGACGTTCAGTCAAGATGCGGCGTCCAAGACGTTTATCAATGCGATTGATTTGTTCGAGGGTGATTTTGGCCGGTTGCGCCTACACCCCTCCACCTTCATAGCAAGGGCTGGAAGCATTGTTCAAACGGTTGGCTACGTCATTCCGTTTGACCAAGCAGAAATTCGTTATGGCAAACTGCCGCAGATCAAGGAATTGACTGACAACGGCGGTGGCCCTGCGAGGCTCGTCGAGGCGGTGGCGGCACTAGTTGTTGAGAACCCGAAATCATTCGGCATCTTTGACCTCTCGGCCTAATTAATATGATTGGAGTCGAAGGTCTCAACGACGAATTGGCTTCAAGCGTAGCCGGTGTGTTGCGTGGGCAGATGCAGCGCGAGCATGAAAGTGCTTATGCTGAACAAGCCCGCGCCGCACACGCGGCCAAGCGCGAAACTCGATCAGTGGAGGGGATGGGGGAACTCAAGGCGAGGATCAACCCCACCTCCTACCACTATTGGGGGAAGCGCGTCGGCTACAAGTGCTGGGATGACCGCAAGTTTATTAAAGAATATTTGCGGGACAATCCAGAGAGCCGAGTGAAGGGGGTAAGTGGTAAGGTTCAAGTGGGGCATGGGAGTAATAAGCCGATTGGCTATTACGACACTCCTGTTGGGCGCGTCACTTACCGAAAAGTGTACGGGTCGAACGAGCGCGTCGAGGTAGATGCAAACGCTTAAATTCAGCACTGTTCTATATGGTGCGGCGCAACTCGCCGGGCTGGATAGGGACAATTTACCGACACACTTCTTTAAGCAGGTTCGCGACTTGGCGAGCCAAAGGTTGTCAATGGCGTGGGACACGGAACGGTGGCCCAACTTGGTGCGCGTGGAGAGCGCGACAGTCACAACGGCAAGCGACATTAGCACGGCCCCGTATCCGGCAACGGCGGGGATGGTGTTTCAAGTTTACCAAAAAGATCCCCGCGCAACGACAAACGCAATTCCAGTTGGATATTCGCTTTATGACACGGGGGCGTTGCAGCAAATAGTTTTATCCGACAACACCACGCCCGTTTATGTGGAGTTTGCGATCACACGACCTAGTTTCACGGGAGACACATACAGTGCCACCACAGATTACGCAGTGGACGATCAAGTGTACTATTCCACCACGGGACAATTTTACGACATGACTGTGGACGCGGTGGCTGGAACCATTCCGACCACAACGGCAAATTGGACAGTTGTCAGCATACCAAAGAATTTTGAGAACTACCTTATAAGAGGAGTTTATGCGGATTACCTTCGAGCAAATGGCCAACTCGAAATCGCGGGATTAGAAGACCGCACCGCCGAAGCCTTTATCACCGTGGAAGCGGATAAGGTGTATAGGCAGCAGGGCCAAGTGAAGAAACTTAATTTTGTAGGATATTAAATTATGAAAGTCAGAGCAGTAACAGGCGCGAGAACAATCACGGCGAATAGTAGCACGACATTTAAGACAACCACGTCAGCACTAGTCGCAAATGATTACCGAAAGTCATTCACTTTAACAAACATGGCAACAGGCAAGCTGTATGTAAATTTATCTGGAACAACAGCAACCGCTACGGCTTGCCACTTCGTTCTGCCGGGATGCACTTCGGCAGCAGACGGCACGGGCGGCTCATTAAGTGTGGATGGATATGTTGGAGCAGTGACAGTAGCGGGAACAGGGGCAGGGGGCAGTTACTCA